GTAGTCAACTTAATACTCTTGCTAAACCATATATCTTTGAACCTAACGACAAAATCACTAGGGATGAGATTAAACAGCAAGTTGAAAGTTTACTTTTAGAACTTGTAGGACAAAGAGCACTGTATGACTTCTTAGTCGTGTGTGATGAAACAAATAATACTCCGTCGCGTATTGATCGTAATGAACTATACCTAGACATTGCAATTGAGCCAGTTAAGAGTATTGAGTTTATTTACATTCCTCTGAGACTTAAAAATACAGGGGAAATAGCAGGGCTATAAGAAGATAAATACTAGTAACTAGGAGCAAGAAATGGCAATTTCATCACTATCAAAAATTACAGTTCCTTTGGCAAGCGGCGATTCAGCCGCTGCACAAGGTTTGTTAATGCCAAAGCTCCAGTACCGCTTTAGGGTGTCGCTGGAAAACTTTGGTGTATCTACACCGACAACGGAACTTACAAAGCAAGTTGTAGACGTAACCCGTCCAACAGTACAGTTTGAACCAATGGAAATTCATGCATACAACTCAAAAGCATATCTAGCAGGTAAGCATACATGGAATCCAATTACACTTAACTTACGTGAAGATGTAAACAACAGCGTTCAAAAACTTGTTGGCGAGCAACTACAGAAACAATTTGATTTCATGGAGCAATCAAGTCCAGTATCAGGCCAAGACTATAAATTTACAACACGTATTGAAATTTTAGACGGCGGTAATGGTGTGTATACACCAAATGTTTTAGAAACATTTGAACTGTATGGCTGTTTTATCACAAATGCAAACTATAACTCACTTGCATATAATAACAACGAACCAGTAACAGTTACACTAGAAATGCAGTATGACAATGCAATTCAAACAGACGCTGAGGGCGGCATAGGAGTAGCAGTACCGAGAGGTAATGGATCACTTATCACCGGCGGCGGAGCCTAATTCCAATTTTAGGTTTTTAAAAGGAGCTCTAAGAGCTCCTTTTTTATTATCTGCGTAGTTAATATATATGGATAAATATACATATGAGCTATAGTGATAATTTAAATGCAAAACAAGATGGCGTAACATTACGTGATTATAATCACGCCTCGCGCTTATATATCAACAATAATTTAAAATTTGCACCTAAACAAAAGTTTTTATATCACTCTTATTTTAGTTTGGATCCTAGTGTAGGATCAATTGTTCGTAGTCTTACTGAAAAATACGGTACTGAGATAGGGCTTTTAGTAAAAAGTGCTGATTTACCAAGATACTCTGCACAAGTAGAAACTAGAAACAAATATAATAGAAAAAAGAATGTACAAACAAGCATAACTTATGATCCTATTACAATTACATTTCATGACGACAACCACGGCGTTACTACAGCATTATTAGAAGCATATTATAGATTTTACTATGCTGATGCATGGTACGGTAATGACCCAGGCGCATATAGTAAACTGGACGGTGATAACACATACAAAGGCAGTGCCAGGAATCAATATAGATACGGTTTAGATAATAATATCAGTGTTCCGTTTTTTAGGAATATTCAACTTACACAATTGGCACGAGCGCAATACACAACTTACACACTTGTAAATCCGATTATCACTAATTGGCAACATGACAGTATAGATAGCGAAGGCGGTTCTGCTTTTATGACCAATACCATTACTATAGCATATGAAGCTGTACATTATACTAGAGGAACAGTGGAGGTAGGTCCAGACGGTAATCCTACAGGTTATGGACTTGTACATTACGATACAAGACCAAGTCCATTGCTCACCCAAGCAGGGAATTTAGGCGAAACTGATATACTTGCAACAGACAATAGACGAGTTGTTCCCCAAACAGAGTTTAACGACGGCGAAATTCCTTATCCGAGTCGTGCAGCAAATCCTTTATATTCAGTCACAAGTTTAACAGAAACAAATGACAATGTCGGCGGACTTACAAATTACAGTTTTCCTAAATCAAGAGGTGTAGGCGGCACAGCTAGTATTACCAATAGTTCATCGGTTGGTATTACTACAGTTTCTAATACAGTAGGTTCTGCTTCGTCTGTAAATAACAATCCTGCATTGCTTAATGATTTAGCTAAACTTTTATTTAAAGAAGAATTTTTAGCTTCTGGTGGATCAGGAGGAGTAAATGGTGTAAACACTGCATGGGATAGTTTATCAGAAACGCAGAAAGAAATATTTAGAAAACAGGTGTTAGAGAGCGCATAATGAGCAGTTTACCAATTCAAAATATATCAAAAAGATCTGACAGAGATGTACAATTATTTTTTGATACATATTTTACTAAGCCAGTCAATTTTAATGATAACGAACTAACTGCTGTAAAAGCCTTCTTTGAATCAAGGGGCTTTGAGGAATCTTCAGCTATTGCTGTAAGTGTGCCTATACTAAATCAAGCAAAAGCAGACAATATTAAAGTATTTGAATTATTAGATAGTTTAAAAAATATAAACGATTTACAACTTAGTTCAATTGTTGCAGAAATTTTAAACTATAATAGAAGACGTACTAGTGTTATAGGTTTTAAAAGAGAAAGAGATATTTCAAAATTTGAATCGAGAAATATTATTGAAGGATCTCCAGCACCGGTGATAATAAATATAGGTACAGAAACTAATTTTAGTGCTACAGGATTTACATTTGATTCAGATACTATTACCTGGGACGGAGAATAATAAATGGCAAAACAAACATTAAGTCTTGGTCAACAAGCAAACGACGGATCCGGTGACGGTCTACGAACAGGCGGCGACAAAATAAATGATAACTTCAATGAAGTTTATTCATTGCTAGGTGACGGCGATAACCTTCTCAATACAGATATAGATTTTGGTCCAAATAAACTATTATATTCTAACGTAGTATCCACTGAAGCAGATCTTAATAATATAAATCCCAGCACATATCATGGAATGACTATGCATGTTCATTCCACTGGAGCACTTTTTTATGCACACGCAGGCGTTTGGAGGAAACTACTTATTTAGAGACATCGAAGCTACTAGTGTTGAATTTGGAAACGTTACTAATCGTCCTACTACTCTAGCAGGTTATGGTATACAAGATGCGTTTAGCGGTGATTATAATGATTTAGATAATAGACCTGTATTATTCAGCGGAAGTTATAACGACTTAACAAACAAGCCTACAATACCTACTGATATCAATCAACTAGGTGACGATTCTAATTTATTGTTTGACGGTACATACTCAAGTTTAGATGGCAGACCTGTTATTCCTACAGATGTAGAAGATCTAACAGACGATACAAATTTATTGTTTAGCGGAGACTACGGTGATTTAGATAATAAGCCAACTTCTTTTAGCAGTCTAAGTTCACTGTCAATGGCACTTGGTGTGAATATTGATGAATTTAGCAATGATACTACATTAACAGATAGCAGCGAAACTGCGCTGGTTACGGAATTTGCAGTCAAGAATTATGTAGATTCAGCGGTAAGCGGTGTTGGCATTGCATTAAATGATCTAGGAGTTGTTGTTAACAGTGTTGGTACTGCTGATCTTGACTACAACAACGAAACAGGTATCTTTACATATACACCGCCAGATCTAAGCACCTACTTGACTAGTGTAGCTTGGGATGATCTAACCGGAACTCCTACTAGTATAGGGTTTTCTGCAGGGGAAAGTATTAATGAATTTAGCAGCGATACCACACTTGCAGGCAATAGTGATAGTGCCGTTCCTACTGAAGCAGCAGTTAAAGCATATGTAGACGATGCTATTGCAAGTTTTGACAGTGTTGGAAATTTTACATTAGGTAGTAGCATAATTGACACTGACGATTCAAGTGCAATTACGATTACACCTGCTGTAACTATGTCAAGCGATTTAACTGTTGACAATGATCTTGTAGTAAAAAATGATGTTCTAATTGAAGGTAATATAGTTACAAGTGCCGGAGGAGACCCTGAAATAGTTTCACAAAGTGACATACTATTAACAGCAGAAACAAGGGTAACAGTAACTCAGAGCCCATTTAAATTAGCAGGCTTTACGACAACACAAAGAGATACACTTACCCCCGAGTTTGGCGACACTATATATAATTCCGAAACAGGTAAAGTACAAGCATACGTAGGCGACACTGGTGATAGTACTCCAGGATGGGTAGACCTACATTAAGGACTTAAAGTGACAGAAAAGTATTACTCTATAGGAACATACACCAACAAACAATGGTGCGAAATACACGATCTGTTGTGCGCCGACGGAACATCAGAAGACAATATACCTTCTAGGGCTTGTGAATGTGTTGATGAAAAGGCCCACAGTCCGACCAGAGGTGATTTTTTGC